GGGCCTTGGTTTCCAGCTAAGGCTCTTCTGTTTGGAGCAATGCTTATGTTTTCCGACCCACAGTCAATCACGATCTCGAGCGTGGCCCAATCGCTTCCGCGAACGGGCTCGGAGGGCCAGACGTCCGTTTACACTAAGGACGACGAAACTCTCCGGTTCACTCTCTCGCACATCTCCACCAATAAGGGGAGGGTGCGGAGGGCTGCACGCTTGGACGTGAGTAAGATCGCGAGCGACCCTTTCACGGCAAACCAGTCGCGAAAGGTCAACTCAGCCTTCTACATCGTTTTTGATGAGCCGGCTGACGGCGTGTTCACTAACGCCGAGCTCCTTGCAAATATGAAGGGGCTCGTCGCGTGGGCATCCGACGCGAACTTGACGAAGCTGATCGCTGGCGAGAGCTAGCGGCAGCGGGGTCCCACACCGGTTTTCTAATTGGTGTGGCCTTCTCGCACGGGGTTGTTTTCATTCCCGTGTTGGAAGATGACGAGGACATAGGCTAGGGATTCGAACACCTTTCTATTATAGGAGGGGACGATGAAAAGCCTGATGTTGCTCTGGCGGACGGTCGCTGAAGAATTTGGCGACCTATGCAGCGTAAGCACCCTTCGCGATTATCAAACTGTCGCGAAGCGGGTTGAAGATGAAGGGTTATCGTTTGTTACGATAACTTTGCCTAGCTTCTGCGCTGACCTCCAAAAAGGTCTGGCGTGTGGCCGGGTAACTCGCGACATGTTCCAGGGTTTCACCTGGCATGCAGGTCTCCCCCGCTTTTGCGGAGGTTTCCTCGAGCTCATCTTCGATTCGAAGACTGGATTCCTGGTTGACACCCCTGATGTCGACGCGATATACGCTGTTCGGCAGCTCTGTCTGCTGTATAGCAAACTAGAGTTGTCTACCTCAGAAAAGAGGAGGCGCGCGTCGATTAGGGGGTTTGTTGATTGTGAATCGGAAATCAAAAGAGCTGACAGTGTTAGAGACATGGAAGAACTCCATGATTTCAGACGCATGTCAAATCTCGTTTGGCGTGAGGTTCTTCAGGGAGTCGATAATGACCTCTGGAGAGAAACTTCAGGGCAACGGGACGTTACAACGTCCCAGCCTTTCCTCGTGCCAAAGCACGGTCCTGGAGCCACTGCAGACAAGCTCACCGGAAACGGTAAGTATGATCTGCGAGAGTGGTCCCAGCGCCTGGAAGACGTATTCCCTTATGGGGAGTATTGCCTTCCGTCTTGGCGGTATCATGATCGGTACGACTGTGTTGATCTCCGTGAACCTGGGACTGAGCGACCCGTTAGGGTTATTTCAGTTCCTAAGACTCTGAAGGCGCAGCGAATCATAGCGATTGAGCCGAGCTACATGCAATACATGCAACAGGGCCTGGCTGCCATGATCGTTCCAGCTATCCAGAACAATTTCGTTCTGGGTCGCATTGTCGGATTCAATGACCAGTGGAGAAACAACCACTTGGCATTGAAAGGTTCCCTTGATGGGAGCCTTGCAACACTCGATTTGAGTGAAGCTTCCGATCGCGTCTCCAATCAGCTTGTTCGTGCGATGCTAGATAGGTTTCCCAATTTACAGGAAGCCGTCGATGCAACGCGCTCACGGAAGGCTGATGTACCTGGTCACGGCATTCTTCGCCTAGCCAAGTACGCGTCTATGGGTTCAGCCCTCACTTTCCCCGTTGAGGCAATGGTGTTTACTGCCATCGTTTTCTTAGGGATCGAGAGAGCTCAGGGATCCAGGTTGACACGGAGCGATATTACTAAGCTCCGTGACGTGGTGCGCGTCTACGGGGATGACATTATTGTCCCTGTAGAATTTGCTCCATCCGTGATCGATTGCCTTCAGCAATTTGGCCTGAAGGTGAACGTCCACAAGTCTTTCTTGACCGGAAGGTTTCGAGAGTCTTGTGGGAAGGAATACTACTCTGGCCAGGATGTTTCTGTGGTCAAAGTCCGCCATGTCGTCGTTTTAGACGGCAAGGTGGTTGGGTTGCCTTCGTCACGGAGGTTCGCTCAAGAGATCGAGTCGACCGTCGCTCTCCGAAACAGGTTTTACCTGTTAGGATTGTGGCGGACGGCCGCGTGGCTTGACGATTGGATTGGCCGACTTTTGGGCCAGCACTATCCGACCGTCGAAGTTCACGAGTCAGCTCCTTGGGAGGAGCCGGCTCCTAGATCTCAGGTGCTAGGACGTTGGAGTGTTCTGCCTGTGCGTTACTCCCTTCAAAGGGTAGGTGACGTGCGGTGGAATGCCGACCTACATACTCTCTCTATGAGGGGGTATGTTGTCCGGCGGCAGATACCGTCTTCGACGGTGTCTGGTGTTGGAGCCCTGCAGAAGGTGCTTTCTCCTCGAAGGATTAAACCTTTCGAAGATGCAAAGCATCTTGAGCGAGCTGGGCGCGCCGAGAACGCCCGCATAAAACTCGGCTGGATCCCTGTGACTTAGGTCGCAGGGTTTAGTGTTGGAGAACTTCCCGCTCCAACCCGCGGAGGCGCAGTGCGCTTCTACGAGTCTGTCGGTTCAGAATTTCTGTTTACACAGAAATTGTGGTGTATCTACATCACGAGGCCTTGGCTATCTATGCCAAGCCTGGTGGGAACTAAAAGACCCCATCAGCGTGCCTCCGCCCCTATTCTGGGGTGAAGTGCGAGTTTTGTAACATGAGGGTGGGCTAGCCACCCCCCTCGCCCGCGCGCCGGCTGGCCGTGG